GTGCGGGTGTTGGGAGAGTTTCCCCGGGCGGCGGTGGATCAGTTCATTCCGCTGGACCTGGTGGAGGCGGCGATGGAGAGGCAGGTGGCGCCGCGGGAGGTATCCGGTTTTCCGGTTATTCTGGGCGTGGATGTGGCTTATATGGGGGATGACCAGAGTGTGATTTGCGTGCGGCAGGGGCGCAAGGTGCACGAGTTGCGGAAATACCGGGAGGTGAACGGCATCGATTTGGCGGGGTTGGTGTGCCGGGCGCAGGATGAATGGAATGCGGACGCGGTGTTTGTGGACGAGGCGGGCGTGGGGGTGAGTTGTTGCGATCAGTTGGATGCCTTGCAGAGGCCGATCATCCGGGTGAACGCGGGGCGTTCGGCGTCGGACAAGCAGCACTGGGCGAATCTGCGGGCGGAGATGTGGTGGAACACGCGGGCGTGGCTGGAGACGGGTTGTCTGCCGCGGGACTAGGAGTTGCGGGACGACCTGATCGGGCCGGTGTACGGGTACACGAGCGCGAACGCCATCCAGTTGGAGCGCAAGAAGGACATGAAGTCGCGGGGTCTGGCGAGTCCGGACTGCGCCGACGCGCTGGCGTTGACGTTTGCGTATCCGGTGGGTCCGAAGATACCGAGGAACGATTACTACGATTACTTTCACGAGCACGATGACCGGCGGTCCTTGGGGGGATTCGATCCGGTGACGGGGTATTGAGGGGTATTCAAGCGGGGGGACGCATGGTTCTGGTTTCGGGGGAAACGGGACAACCAACCTACATAGCCAAACCCATCAACGGCGAGCTGATCACCAAGCAGCGGCGCGAGGAGATCCATGAGCGGCGCAAGTGGGATCTGGTGTCCGCCATCGGCCGGGCGAACCTGGCCGAGGATCTGGAAGAGGATGATCTCAACCGGATCGGTGAGACGGTGTGGCGCGAGTACGACATCGACAAGCAGAGCCGGTCGGATTGGGAGCGGCAGGCGGAGGAGGCGCGCAATCTCTTCAAGTTGATTGCGCGGGCCAAGACGTTTCCCTGGGCGAACGCATCCAACGTGATTTATCCGATGGTGGCGCAGGCGGCGCTCAATTTTCACAGCCGGGCGTATCCCAACCTGATCAAGGACCGGCAGGTGGTGAAGGGGAAGGTGATCGGGGACGACCCGATGGGGGAGAAGGCGGCCCGGGCGCAGCGTTGCGGGGAGGCGATGTCGTATTACATCCTCGAAAAGATGGATAGTTGGGAGAGCGAGATGGACATTCTCTTGCTCGACTATGCCATCGTGGGGACGGCCTTCAAGAAGACGTGGTTCAATCCGCGATTGAACAAGGTGGTGAGCGACTGGGTGAAGGCGGAAGACCTGGTGGTGCATTATGCCTGCCGGGATTTGAGCCGGGCGCCGCGGATCACGCACGTGTACGAGTTGTTTTTCAATGAAATCGTTGAGTTGATACGTTCGGGGGCGTTTTTGGATGTGGAGTTGGGGGATCCGGATAATACGGATCAGCAGGATCCTGGCGACGAGAACCGGCCGTACACGATTTTGGAACAGCACCGGTGGTTGGATTTGGACGGGGACGGGTATGAAGAGCCGTACATCGTCACCATCGAGACGGAATCCCACAAGGTGTTGCGCATCAAGGCGCGGTACGACGAGAACGGCATCGAGATGGGGGAGAAGGGCCGTTTGATCCGCATCCAACCGCTGGAATATTTCACGTGGTTTCCCTTCATTCCCTGCGATTCGGTGTACGCCATCGGTTACGGGCTGCTCTTGGGGCATCCCAACCGGACGATCAACGCGCTGATCAACCAAGTGATCGACGCGGGATCGCTGCAGAACGCCGGAGGCGGTTTTTTCAAGGCCGGGGCGGTGGATTTCGACGGCGGGCGGCGGCGGCAGATCGAGTTCAAGTTGGGCGAGTACAAGCCGTTGCAGTTCGCGGGAGACGACATCAACAAGGTGTTGTGGGAGCGGCGTTCGCAAGGCCCCGCGCCGGTGTTGTTCAACGCTCTGGAGTTGATGATCGGTTCGTCCGAGAAGTTGGCGAACATCACGGAAGTGCTGATGGGGGCGTCGCCGGGGGCGAACGCGAGTCCGACGACGACGGTGGCCCTGATCGAGCAGGGGCTCCAGCAGTTCAGCGCGATTTACGCCCGTCTGCACCGCGCGCTGAAGTCGGAGTTCGCCAAGATCAGGCGCTTGATCGTAAGGAACCAGCAGGATTTCACGAAGTTCGAGCGGGCCAACGGGTTTTACGAGGACATCATTCCGGGTGATCTGGACGAGGACGGGATGATCGACGTGATCCCGGTCAGCGATCCGCAGAGCGTGACGAACGTGCAGCGGATGATGAAGGCGGAGTTGGGCGCGAAGTTGATCGGCACGGGGTTGAACGACACCGAGTTGAAGCGGCGGTATTTGGAGGCGGCGAACATCGAGAACATCGAGAAGATTCTGCCGCCGGAGGACGCGCCGCCGCCCATCGACCCGAAGATCGAGATCGAGAAGGCGAAGCTCGAGCTCGAGAACAAGCGGGTGACGATGGAAGAGCACCGGATGGCGATGGACTTGGCGGAGAGCAAGACGCGGATCATGGAGATGCGGGCGCGTTCGCTCAAGGCGATTGCCGATGCCGAGGCGGCGGAGGCGGGGACGCAGATCGATGAGTACCGCAATCAGTTGATGCAGACCGAGAGGATTCTCGATTTATTGAACCAGTTGGAGGAGGCGAAAGGCAATGATGGCACCCCGTCCGGACCTGTTGCCGGAGCATTGGCAGGCGTGGCTGGCGCACCCGGTGACGCGGGAGTACCAGCGAATCCTGGAGGGCCTGGTCCAGAACCGCCGGGCGGCGTTGGGCCGGGGGGACAGCCTGGACCCGGACCGGGCGGAGCGGACGCTGGCGTTGACGGCGCGGTCGGTGGGCTACGTTGAGGGGGTCGAGGCGGCGCTGGGGATCGGGCTGGAATTGGCCATAAAGGAAACCGATGGGTAGTTTGGCTACCCATATTCAGATGAATGCAACAAACAGACAAAGGGGGAGATGGGGTCATGAGATTCATCCCGGCGGGGCATCGTGTGTTGGTGAGACCGGAGAGGGTGGAAGAGAAAACGCGGGGCGGATTGTACGTGCCGGAGCATACGCGGGAGCGGCAGCAGGCGGCGTCGATCCGGGGGGAATTGGTGGCCGCGGGTCCGAACGCCTGGAAGGCGTTTGACGACGGGCGGCCTTGGGCGGACGTGGGCGATACGGTGATCTTTGCCAAGTACGGCGGCTTCGAGGTCGAGGACGAAGAGACCAAGACCGAGTACCGGCTGCTGAACGACGAGGACATTATCGCCAAGATCGAGAGGTGAGAGATGGGTGAAGCGGTATATAACGCGGAAACGCCGGTGAAGGATCCGGAGCAGCCCGGTAACGTGCCGTCGGTGCGGGATCTGGCCATGCAATGGGGTTGGGTGCCGCAAGAGGAGTACAAGGGCGACCCGGAAAAATTCGTGGACTACGCCGAGTTTGTGCAGGCCGAGCGGGAAGTGACGAAGAGCCTGAAGAAGCACATCTCGACGCAGGAGCGCAAGATCGACACGCTCAACAAGGCGATCAAGGAACTCAAGGGCCATTACGAGCAGTCCACGAAGGAGCAGCAAAAGGACATTTTGAAACAACTGGAGGCGCAGTGGCACGAGGCGGTGGAGGAGGGGGACACCACCCGGGCCAAGGAATTGCAGGACCGGTTGTTTGAATTGAAATCGGGGGGGAAGAAAACCGAATCCCCGCCCGCGGCGGAGGAAGAAGACCGCGCCATCTTCCAGGAATGGCAATCGGACAATCCCTGGTTCGGCCAGGACGAGGACAAGACGATTTACGCCGAGGGGTTGTTCGCCACGTTTCAGAAGAACGGGGAGTACACGAAGCCTCTGGACGAAATCCTGGAGATCATTTCCGGGAAGGTGGCGAAGAAGTTCGACGGCAAGGCCGCGAAGGGCGGGGATGAAGACCGCAACGCTTCCACGGCGATGAACGCCGACGTGGGGACCGGGCGGCCATCCGGTTCGGGCCGCAAGAGCCGGTTCACGTACAACGATCTGACGGAGCGGCAGAAGAAGATCTGCCGGGATTACGTGCGGGACGGGACGTTCAAGAGCAACCAGGAATACGTGGACTCGCTGGTGGAAGCGGGAGGTTTATCGTGATCGAGACGAAAATGCAGAGTTTGGCGCAGACGCCGGAAGAACCCAAGAAGCGCAAGCCCGTGAGCGAAGCGGTGGAGGCGGTAGCGGCGGCAGCCGTACCGGCCAATGAAGCCGAGGCGTTGCGGGCCGAGGTGGAACGCCTCAAGAAGATCATCGAGTACGGGAAGGTGAAGGAAGAGGAAGCCAGCCCGTACAGCCAGGTGCAACTGGGCGATGCTCAGGAAGTGCGTCTGGTGGAGGAGCGCAAGCAGGCGCTCGGACAGGAAGACGTGGACCGCATCCGGGAGATTGACAAGGAACTGGACGGCTTGCGGAACAAGACCGTGCCGCAAGGCAACGCGGCGCGTCCGCACCGGACCCCCATCGCCACCCGCGACCCGTTGAAGTTCGGGAAGCGGGAGGGATACCGGCGGCGGGTGGTGAACGACGTGAAGGACGGGGCGCGCGTCCAGATGTTTCTGGACGCCGGATGGCGGTTTGTCGAGGGGGCCACGACGTCGGCGGACGGGGAAGCGGGCCGGGCGTCGCAGATGGGCAGCGCGGTGCGGCGCTCGGTGGGCGAGGGCACGCACGCCTATCTCATGGAAATCCCCGAAGAGTTGTACATGCAGGACCAGAAGAAGAAATGGGACAAATTGGACGCCCTGGAGAAGGGCATGATCAACGAATCGGCCGACCGGGTGGAAGGCCGGTACGGAGGGATCACCATCAATCGGTAGCGGTGAAATTACATTAGGTGAAATGTAATTTCGGAATGAGGAGCGAACAATCATGGCGAATGTG